ACGATATATGCGCGAGTGAAAATCGAGGCAGCTCCTGGTGCTACGGCCACGCTTCTCACGAACAATCACGACACAGTCGCAAGCAACAACGCACGCTCGGCTTCTTTCGTCATGACGACGGGGCGCGTCCCGCAGATGAGCGTGACCAGTGAGACGACGTATGCGGTCGATAGTGCGGCGGCTGTTCCGACTGCTACTTGGGTGTGCTTGTGCGGACAGATGAGCCAGAACACGTGCGAAATGTCGGTAGATAACGTGAGCAACGGGACCACGCCATTGACTCTGTTCTCCAACTACATCACTGGGAAGCTGACCATCGGAGGCCTGTTTGCCGACGGATCAGTCAGCGCCTTCACTGGGAAATTCGGAGAGATAAGAATATTTCAGGGATCGCATTCGCCAGCCACGCGCGCCCTTGTCATTGCGGAGATGGCCGCTTAGTTCGAACCCCAGCGACGAGGGAATACTTGTTTACACGAGCCGCCGAGGAGCAATCCGAGGCGGCTTTTTCATTGCCGAACCACGCGGATGCGTGACGGCGCAACGAGCCGGATGGCTCACCCGACGAACGGGCGGATGCCCGAGGAAACAGCACCATGAAACTGAAGCTCGATGATCAAGGTCACGTAGTCGTCAAGGACGGGCGGCCAGTCTATGTCCACGATGACGGCAAGGAACTCGCATTCGACGCACCGGGAACGGTGGCAACTATCACTCGCCTCAACGGCGAAGCGAAGAGCCATCGCGAACGTGCAGAGGCCGCTGAGGGAAAACTGAAAGGTTTCGAGGGAATTGAAGATGCCGAGGCAGCGCGAAAGGCGCTGGAGACGGTAAGCAACCTCGATGCCGGAAAGTTGCTCACAGCGGGCAAGGTCGAAGAGATCAAGGCCGCTGCACAGAAAGCCGCACAGGACCAGCTGGCTGCTGCCAGCAAGACCCACGCAGCCGAACTGCAGAAAATCAAGGACGAGAATGCCCAGCTGACCACGACGCTCAACGGCGAAATGATCGGCGGCAGCTTCAACCGTTCCAAGCTCATCGCGGAGAAGTTCGCAATCCCTGCCGACCTGGTGCAAGCCAGATTCGGAAAGCACTTCAAAGTAGAGGGCGGGAAGCTTGTTGCCTATGACAGCAGTGGCAATCAGGTCTTCTCACGCACTCGACACGGAGAAGTCGCGGACTTTGATGAAGCTCTCGAAACCCTCGTCGACCAGTACCCCTACAAGGATCACATCCTGAAAGGCGCAGTAGCTGGCGGCGGCGGCGCGGGCCAGGGCGGCGGCGGTGCTGTCGGCGGAAAGACCATCAAACGCGCGGCTTTCGATCAACTCTCGCCTGCCGACAAGGCGGCGAAGATGAAAGAGCGCGTGGCTGTTGTTGATTAACCCCCACGTCTCTCACATAGGACTTTACTCAAATGGCTAATACGCTCACCAATCTTATTCCCGACATGTACGAGGCGCTCGACGCCATCTCGCGCGAACTGACGGGTTACATCGGCGCGGTCTCGCGCTCCTCAAAGGCCGAAGGTGCAGCGCTGGGCGAAGTGATTCGTGTGCCTATCACCAATGCGCCAACGACTGCCAACAACACGCCGGGTGTGGCCGCGCCGGATACCGGTGATCAGACGGTGGACTACGCCAACGTCACGATCAGCAAGAGCAAGCACGCGCCGGTGCGGTTCAATGGTGAAGAGACGATGGGCCTCACCAACGCTGGCACCTTCACTTCTATTCGTGCTGATCGCCTGTATCAGGGCATGCGTGTACTGGTGAACGAAATCGAGGCGGATATCCATGGTGTCGCCCGGGTCGCCGCGTCTCGTGCAGCCGGCGCTGCAGGCACGGCATTGTTCAACACGGCGGCCGACATGTCGGATCTGGCGGCACTGCTGCGTATCTTTGATGAGAATGGCGCGCCGCAGGGTGACCTGCAAGTGGTGCTCGGTCATGCCGCGATTGAGAAGCTGCGCGGTAAGCAGTCGAATCTCTTCAAGGTCAACGAAGCGGGCACGGCCGACATGCTGCGCAATGGCATGACGGATCGACTGATGAAGTTCGCGATTCGTCAGTCGGATGCCGTGCAGACGGTGACGAAGGGTACCGGTGCCAGCTACGTCACCAGTGGTTCAACGGCCGTAGGCGTCCGCGACATCGCATTGGTGACCGGTACCGGCACTGTGCTGGCTGGCGACATCGTGACTTTCGCGGCAGACACTGCCAACAAATACGTGGTCGGCACGGGGGTGGCAGCTCCAGGCACCATCAGCCTCAACAAGCCTGGCGCGCGCGTCGTCATTGCGACCGCGAACGCGCTCACCGTCGGTAACAACTTTGTGCCGAACGTGGGCTTCGCGCGCTCAGCAATCGTGTTGGCAACCCGTCCGCCTGCAAAGCCGGAAGGTGGCGACGATGCGGATGACGTGATGCAAGTGACCGATCCGGTGAGCGGACTGACCTTCGAAGTCGCGCTGTATCGTCAGTTCCTGCAGAACGTTCTGCACGTGCGTCTTGCCTGGGGCTTCGCCGCTATCAAGCCCGAGCATATCGCTCTGCTGATCAGCTGATCGAATCATCCACTGTCGATAGCCATTGAGGCGGTGGCGAGGGTCACCGCCTCAATCACTGGAGTGAACATGTCCACGAAAGCAGAGAAGGAAGCCGCGGAAAAGGAAGCCGCAGATAAGGCCGCAGCAGACGCGGCAGAGCGGCTAGCTGCGGAGAATGAAGCTGCCGCAAAGGCTGCTGCCAGAGCGGCGAAGGAGGAAGAGAAACTACTGATTACAGTAGTGAAGGATGGCGAGTCGATGCGAGTGCATCCGACGTGCGTCGCCGATCATGTGCGCGTGGGCTGGCGGGTGGCTGCCTAACCCATGTCGCTCGTGATCGAAACAGGTGGCGGTCTGCCGAACGCTGAATCGTACGCGACCGTCGCCTTCTTCAAGTCGTTCGCAGCCTCGCTCGGTGAGACCGTGCCCACGACAGAGAAGGAGTGCGAGGTCCTGTTGCGCAAGGGTATGGAGCCCATGCAACGCGGCGACGACTACTTGGGCTGCCGGTACTCTCGCGACCAGGCGCTCGACTGGCCGCGGGAGGGCGTCGTCGTCGATCGCTTCGCCTACGCCACCAGTGAACTGCCTTCGCAACTCGCCCGGGCTCAGTGCGTCTACGCGATCGAGGCACACAAGGGCACGGACTTGATGCCCACTCGGCCGGCAAACACGCAGGGGGCGATCGTGGAAGAGACGGTCGGGCCGCTCACTACGCGTTACGCGGAATCGGGCATGGCCATCACCGTACCGAAGGTCGAGCGGGCAGAGCGCATCTTGCGACCGCTACTTCGCAATGCCGGCGGCATCCGGCTTATCCGCGGCTGAGTCACCATGCCTGACTACGTACGACTTCGAACTAGCGCCGACCGAATGATCCGCGCGGCTGGCGCTCAGTTCGTACTGACGAGCAACCACGGCGACTACGATCCGGCGACGTCGGAGGTCGATCCGAGGGAGAAGACATCGATCGGCGCCGCATTCCGTGACACATACAGCGTGCGCGACACCGATGGCGCCGCGATCACGGAGAAGGATGTGAAGCTCATCGTCAGCGCGATTCTCGATAACAGGGAGGAAATGCCGGAGCCCCGGTCTGGCGACCAGGTGCGCTTCGCCGGCGCGAGCTTCACCGTCGTGAACTGCAAGCCGTGGAACTACAACGGCGTCGGCGTCGGCTTCGAAGTGCAGGCGAGGTCGGCCTGATGGGACAGTTCGCGCTGGACATCGCTGCCTTCGTCGCCAAGGTGAGGGATCGCGCGGACCTGGTCGTGCGCAAGATCGCGATCGACATGACGACCCGCATCGTAGAGCGATCGCCGGTCGGTAATCCCGAGCTGTGGGCCGCAAATGCGCAAGCCGCCCTGCAGCGGTCCCAGCACAATGCCGTCGTCGACCAGATCAACGCGAATCTGATGTCGAATCCTTTGAACGTGACGGCCAAGGGCAACCTAAAGCGCAGAGTCCGTAGCCAGTTCAATCGCAAGCTCAGCGAGTCACAACTTTCGAAGCAGTATCCATTCGCGCAGGGCAAGGGATACGTCGGCGGCCGCTTCAAGGGCAACTGGCGGGTTTCGTTCGGCGCAGCGAACGACACGCCACTGGATCGCATCGACGCCGGCGGCGCCGAGACAATCGCCGCGGCTCAGGCTGCGCTCTCGGGTTTTCAGGCGGGCATGACCATCTTCATGACAAATCCCTTGCCATATGGACCGCGGCTTGAATACGAGGCCTGGTCGAAGCAGGCGCCGGCGGGCATGGTCAGAATCACAGTCGCCGAGTTCCAGCAGATGGTGAGCCAGGCCGTGTCGGAGCTGCCGCCGTGAGCAAGGCTCGCATGCGTCAGCTGCTCGAGCCGAGACTTATTGCCTGGGCGGACCTCAATGACCTGGCCGTCGCTGTCGAGAACCAGTCGTTCGATCCGGCAAAGAAGGCGAACAGTGATGGCATGTATCTGCGGGCATTCCTGCTGATGTCGAACACCGATGCGCCCGATTTAGCAGGAGAAGGTCGCATATTCACCGGTACCTTTCAGATCGACGTCGTGGGTCCGCGCCTCGTGGGCTCAGGACCTGTCGAGGCGATCGCCGAAAAGCTCGATGCACTGTTCCCGGTAAATCTGCTGCTGAGCGCAACGGGGTTTTCGTTGCAAACCGTCACTCCGCTGCGCGTCGCCTCTGCAATTGATGGCGCTTCGAACTACGCACTACCAACGAGTTTCACGGTCCGCGGCGATAGCGGCTGACTAGCTAGTCTCGATTCCTTTTGAGAACCCGGGCCCGCCACTGTGCGGGCTTTTTCATTTCTGGCGGGCCGTTGTGCCCATTTCGGAGATATTGTCATGGCTCAATCGTTTCCGCTTCCGAACGGCGCTCGGCTTGCGCTGGCATCCGCCTACGGCGTCGTGAAGGCAATGTCCGCGGTGTCCAACGCGGCGACCGCCGTTGCCACGCTCGAAGCCTCGCACGGCGTCGCTGCCGGCGAGTTCATTGAAGTCACATCCGGCTGGACGAAGCTCGACGGCAAGATCATCAAGGCCGGTACGATCGCCACGAACGATGTGCCGCTGCTCGGTATCGACTCCCAGGACACGTCGCTGTATCCGGCCGCCGGCGGCGCCGGTTCGGTTCGCGAGATCAGCACCTGGGTGGAAGTGCCGAAGGTCCTAGACTTCCAGTTCGAGGGTGGCGACCCCGAGTTCACAACCGTGCAACCGCTCGACGCGGACAGCAAGACGGATCTGCTGACGAGCTTCACCGCCATGCGGATCCGCATGGAAGTGTCGGATACCACAGTGCTCTCCTGGTACGCCGTCGCCGCGGCCGCGCATAACAAGCGCGCCCAGATCGCCGCGCGGCTCACGCTGCCCAGCGGGGACATCATCCTCTACAACGGCACGCTCGCGCATCGCAAGACGCCGCGCATGTCGGTGAACCAGGTCATGACGCAGGGCTTGATCCTGGCCATTCAGGGTGACGGCGTCACTCGCTACAGCGCGCCGTAATCATGCTCAAACTTACAGCTGACTCGACCTTCAATGCGAAGGTCGCAATCCCGGTCCCCGGCAAGGATGCCGTCGACGTTGGTTTCGACTTCAAGCACAGGACGAAGGACGAGCTGAAGGCCTTCCTGGCCGACAAGAAGGTCGCCAAGTCGAGCGATGCCGAGTACGTAATGGAACTGGCTACGGGCTGGGAACTCACGGACGAGTTCAACGTGAAGAACGTCGCGGTCTTCCTTCAACACTACCACCGTGCAGCATCGGCGATTCGCGATAAGTACTTCGCAGAGCTCGCAGACATCCGCTTAAAAAACTGAAGGGAGCAGCTCGCGCGCTCTACACAAAAGAGGTCGTAAACGTGGACCCTGAGCGGCTCGCACGTTTCGGCCTCACGCAGATGGATTACCAGGTGAATGCAGACACACAGTACGGAGTACTGCCGTGCAATTGGGCCTCGGTAATGTTGTTCATTGATCTGACCACGCAGTGGCGTGTCGGCGTCAATGGCGCGACCGGAATTGACTACGCGGTCATTCCGCACGTGCTTTCGATGAGACGTGTCAGGCGGGCCCTGTGGCCTGAACTGTTCGACGACGTTCGGGAAATGGAGAGAGAAGTGCTCGATGTATTTGCCGCGCGCTCGACAGCAGTGAACGAGGAGGACTGACTTGGATCTTGCATCACTTGGCGTCCGACTCGACACCTCTGGCGTAAAGTCAGGTGCCACGGATCTCGACAAGCTCGCCGATTCAGCGGAGCGCGCCGAGACGGCGACTGAGGGCGTGGGCCCGGCCGTAGATCGCAGTTCGCGGCATATCTTTAGCGCGAAGAATGCGCTTCGTGGGGCGGCGCTCGAGTACGACAATTACAATTCGACGATCGCGCGAACCACGCTCTCGACGAAGCAGTACGAGCAGGCCATGCGCCTGGTGCCGGTGCAGATCACGGACATCGTGACGAGCCTGGCGAGCGGCAGCCCGGCGTACATGGTGGCCATCCAGCAGGGCGGCCAATTGCGAGATTCCTTCGGCAGCCTCTCGGGTGCAGCTCGCGCATTGCTGACGACGATCGGACCGGTCGGCGGCGCTGTCCTTGCGCTCGGCGGTACGGCGGCCGCAGTCGCATACGGCTTCTACCAGGGACAGAAAGAGGGCTTCGAGTTCGAGAAGGCCATTGCCATGACTGGCAATGCTGCGGGCACGACCGCCGGACAACTCGCCCTGATGGCTGATCGCGTCGGCGACGTAGTGGGTACGACATCCTCTGCAGCGAAAGCGCTTGCCGAGATTGCGGGCAGCGGCCGTATCGCCGGCGACAGCCTCGAGCA